CCCAGACACTATAAGGATGTTGGCCGCATTCGCTGTAGTGACGTTAGCGTTCGTCTGGCCTGTAGACGCAAGGTTCGTAGTCAGCGTCGTGATGCCATTAGCATTCGTCTGACCAGTAGCCGCAATGTTCGAAATGTTCTGGTTTATGTCAAGCCAAGCCGTCGCAATGCTAGAAGTGTTCGTTGTAATCTTACTAGCATTCGTCTGGCCAGTAGACTCAAGATTCGTAGTCAGCGTAGCGATAGCAGCAACAGCCGAAGTTATTTGCGTAGTGCCGTCAGCCCATCTTACCGTATTAAAAGAGCCGGTTCCGCTTACCTGTAGTTGGTATTCTGGATCAATTCCTATGCCAACAAAATTGCCAGAGGTTTTGGCAATGGCTTTATCGGATGGGTAGGTGATAAAGACACTGGCTCCCCCACCCAGATTAATTTTAGAATCATCGCTGTTGGAGCTTGAAAATACTTCGTCCCTAGAAAGTGTGTTAGCGGCACTGTCATATTTGCCAATGCCTACTTCAAAACTGCTACCTTCTTCGAGAGTATAATAGGTACAGTTCCCACTTCCGATACCTGAGATAGGAACAAAGCCAGCAACAGCGCCTCCTAATGCAATCAGGCCAGAGCCAGTGGTAGTGGTAGTCTCTTTACTACGGTCTAAAAACCTAATGATGGGATGCGACATTGCTCCTTCTTCCGTTTTTGAGTGCTATTTATACAGCCGGATCAGTTATCGCAGGTGGATTTTGCACACTAGAGGTCGCGTTCTCCTTCGCTGTTTTCAATTCATACGAATATGTATGACCCATCAGAAACTCCCTTGTCGCCCGATTGGCAAACTGGGCACGACTTTCAGGATTGTCTATCATCTCTAGGTTATCAGGTCCAGATTCTAGCTCGTCATTGAAATCTGGATTTTCTATTTGAGCACCGTAAACATAATTTGCACATAATGCATCGACAACTCGGTCGGTATCTTCGTCGGGAATTTCCACAGAGAAAATGGCCATGTCGCAGACTCCTAATTCTTATTAAAAATCCGGTGGCAGCAGGTGCGCCACCACCGGATATTCGAACTTGCAACCCCAAACACCGACTTTTAGAATGCCCCCAACAATACACGCCGGGTATCGAGAGCAGCAAAGCCATGCTCGGCCCAGCCATAAAGACCTGCCCGTCTCTGACGATGAAGAGTGTCATCTTCAAAAACTTCCACAGGAGCGCGGACGGGCATCACAAAGCTGTCACGGTTTCTCAGGTCGAGACCCACAACAATTTCAGTCTTAGTACTCGGCAATGAACCGGAAAGGTCACTGGTATAGAAGTTCTGATACTCTTGACTTTCACCAAGTTCATCCAAAGTGTGAAGATTCACGTTGAAAATTCTCACTAGAAGACCGCCATCAGCCATGATAAGTTCACGACGGGTAACTGGATCAACTTCGTCAACACCCCAGTTGCGGATGTCTTCGATACCTTCAGGACTGAGGTAAAGATCAGTTAGCTCGCCACGATTAATAGACGTGGAGTTGCCACCGCCGTTACGTCTCATCACAACCTTAAGAAGCGAAACAAGTCTCTTGCTGAACTGTCCAGCAGAGGCGTCCGCATCATAGATCATGACGTTCCGGTCAGCGCCAGCCGAAATCAGGGTATGCCAGCCATCGTCGTTCATCTTCTTAACAAACTGACTCTGGAGGACATCCATAGCTCGGCCAACCACATCCCATCTTGCGTCACGAGCATACTTCAGCAACCAGTCAATAGATGCTCCAACATCATAAGTTGGAACCATAACATAGTCACCTTCAACGTGTCGCTCTGGGATACGGCCATGGTTAGGAATTGTATAGGCAACAAATTCCTTCTCAGTGCCCGGTGATAGGAAATCAAGCGGGAACTCAGAGGTGGCGCCGGGAGCCAGACGAATGGCTTCAAAAATGCCATCGAGGATATCTCCACTCATGACACCTTTGCGAAGAGGAAGCTCAAGAGCCTTCGCTAGTTCGCGAGTAGCTGCAAGGGACTCCTCTCGGTTCATCGAACCAGCTTTGACTAGAAGCTCATTCATTTCTGGCGTGGGTTCAAAATATTTTCTGTTAGACATTATGTTCTCTCCTAGGGATATTAAGTAATGTTGATATCTACTTTAGCGTAGCCGTCAGCATCTTTAATGCTAAGGAACCGGCCAATTTGCGTGCTTAAGCTATCTTGATTAGTTGCGGAAATCTGGCCGCCAACCGTGAAGTAAGCCTTCGCACCAACGGTGGGTGTCCCCGAAATCTGATCGGATACAACCCAACCACGACGGAGCAAGAGAACTTTGCCGCCCTGTTGCATCTCATCTTTCGCAAAGTTGATATGCTGTCTGGTAAGGTCCAGATTAACAACGTCGTTTAGCAACAACCCAGCCGGGTTTTTACCACTAACGGTTGTAACTGGGGAAATCACCTTGGCATTTGCGTCATCCATAGCTGAACCGGAACCTCCGGTGGAATGGACCACAACAATGCCTCGCTCAGCCGTTTCATTCATGAAAAAGCTAAGGTCAGTTAGGTGTTCATTTCTATCTGGTCTTAGTGCCATTGTTTACTCTCCCGATTCTGAATTATTATGGTCTAAAATAACAGTTTGTACCCAATCTTGTAGACTGGCACGGACGCCGTCCACTTCATCGTCTCCACCAACACTAGCGTCAGCTTCAACAGACAACGCAGATGCTTCTTCGGCTTGCGCAGTCTCTAGGACTTCTTCGTCAGACTTCTCTTCAGAAGCTTCTGCTTCTTCGGAAGCGTCCGAATCATCCTCATCTTCTTCGTGCTTCTTCTTCTTTTTCTTCTTTTCGTCTTCCTGATGGACGAACCCTTCGCCTGTATCCCCGTCAGTAGGAGTATCGGGAGTATCTATAGTTTGCGTATAAATCGCAATTGTCTCGGCTAACGCAGCAAATTGCTCATCGTTGAGACTACCAAAAGTCTCTAGCTTGGCTTCTGCCTCTTCGTCCGATAACCCAGCTTCAATAAGCGAGGATTTGCGGGCGCGAGTCTTCTCAGCGGCTTCCATCTCTGAAATATGATTTTCAAGCTTTTCATGTGCTTCGGTGATTGACTCAAATTTAGAAGTCAATTCTTCGAGACTTGAACTGGCCACTTCTAACTCAGTAGCCTTTTCGCTCAGATTCTCTTCAGCAGTCTGGATCTGGTTCTTAAGCTTGTCGATTGACTTTTCGTATTTCTCGACATTTGCTTCAGCAAGTCTATCGGTCAACGCACTATTTTCTGCTTTCGCAGACTCAAGAGCGTTCTTTAGCTCTGCAATCTGGTCATTTAAAATTTCGTTTGACATATCGAAACTCTCCTGTGTGTCAGAATAATTAGGGTTATCTATTTTCATTATTACACCATTTTCATTTAAAAACATGTTTTTGGACGAAATGGAGGCTTTGTTGAACTCAAATACCTTGTTTTGATCAAATATAACACTTTCTGGATTTGCAGGTTTCTTTACAAATCCCTTACCACTGAAAGTGATATTCCGTAAAAGTCTGCCAACTTGATGGTCCTGATAAGAACCAGCGCCCCCGTAAGATCGCAAATGCTGTGTAAGAAATGCAGTCTCGTCATTTCTGGCAAGTATGTGGTGGTTTCCATTTGGAGCAATTACGGCATAATCAAATCCTTTAAAAATACATTCCATAGAAACATACTTTTCTCCAGCCTCTATCTCGTCAATCAAATCCAAGGCTCGCTTTTGATAAGCAGGATCTTGCCATTGCTTATAAATAACAGAAGCCACTAATATATGATAGTGGTCTGGAAGATTTTTAGCTTCTAAATTTTCTTCAATTAAATCAAAATCATCATCGACTGCCCAATTATCCACAATCCCGCCAACAATCTGTCTCTCGTCATGTTCTAGGTTAGTCGGCTTATACTTCGGAGTATTTTTAGAAGCCCAAACCTCTTCCTTATCAAAAACATCATCGTTTTTATTCCAAGAGGTAGTAACTAAAATAGAGTACACATGATGAATGTCAGGATCGTTTTTAGCTGCCCTAGCTATAGGGAGTGACTTGAAGTTCTTTTTGATGTCTAGGGAGTCATCACCAACTAGAATCGGAGAATGGTATGCTATAGATGCATTGGCCTGAATAAGGGCCTCTAATCCGGCATCTTGCTCATCTTTAAAAACTTGGACTTTATCATTCATAGAAATCCCCTATGGATTATTAACGAGAACTAATCTTCGGCCATTCTTTTTATAAAGGCCTCTTCGGGAGTAGTAAAAAATTTCGCCCGTCATCTGGTCTTTATATGCATACTTACCTTCTGCTAGATAATTTTCCGCATAGAAAGTAGCACGTATATTTCTAATTTCATCAATACTTAGTTTTCTATTCATATCAGAAGCAGCGTGCGAAATCCATTCATCACACTCTTGAATTACACCATTTGGCAACTTTTTGTCTAATCCTGCATGTATGGTTTGCATATCAACGAGATCTAAATAATCTAACTGGCATAAAACAGAAAACTTGACGCGTTCGGCAATGCTGAATTCTTCAGAGTTTAGACTTCTCATGTTCTTTTTATCGAATTGCTTCAAAATGCCGGGGTTTAAAATTTCAGATATCTTATTCTGAGACTCTCTAGCCCACAACTCAATAGCCGCTTTAGTTTTTGGCTTGAATTGCTTTTCCTTTCTAGGGGCGTCGTCACGAGAATTCTTGGGGCGACCCGGCTCTTCCACGTTGGGATCTTCTGTATTTTCCCGTTTAGGATCTTCTTTCTTCTCTTGAGGCCTTCTCATATCTAGTGCGGATTCCTCGCCATTTTTATCCGATAGCTCAAGCCCAACTTGACTTGGTGAAGCCACGCCTGTTTGCAAGGCGATCTTTTCCAATCCGTAGTCCTTGTCCACGGAATGATAAGGGCTAATCTTTTCGAGGTCTTTGCCCTCTCTCCCCTTGGCCTCTGCGAGAACCCGACGATTCTCAATGTCTGGCTTGGCCTTAATGTGCCTTTGCACAAACTCGTCACTTATGATATTTCTATCGGCCATAGATAGCAAGAGATTAGTCATAGATGCTGGGTCATCCAAATACATAAAGTCAAATTCAACTTGAGCGGGAAATCTGAAGCCCATAGTCGTCTGTATGATCTTAATTTGAGAATTCCAGAATTCTAACAAGATGTTACGAACATAACTTAAACGTTCAGTTAACGTCTTTAAAGAAATAAAGTTGTTCGTTGTGCCGGAAGCTCCAAACGTTCCCGTTAACGTTGGGGGAATCCCTAGGCAAGCATATATAGCCATCAACGTAGGACGATATTTCTCCTCGCCCAAGAAGCGTTGTACATCCGTCCCCGTTTCAAGAAGTTCAATATCTGGCCCCCACACGATATCAGTTGTGCCACCGCCTACGTTCGCACCCAAAATAGATTGCAAAGTTGAGGCTGCGGCAGGAGTCGGAGCAAGCTTGTGCTCAAGACTTCCAAGTTTGAAGATACGAATTTTAGAAATAGCACCATCCAGAGCGGTCTTATCTGCTAGCTTAAGTCTTTCGTACAGAATGAGGTCATTAAAGCAGGCATATGTCATGGGGTCGGCCCATTCTTGCCAGTCGTCTTTCTTGTAAAAATAAACAAAGGTCTTGTCGGGAGGAAGCAAAACCCCTTGATTATTCTCGGCAGCTTGCAGAATCTCAGGATCAAGATTGTTTAACAGTTCTCTTTCAAGTGGGTCTCTAGAATTACGAAGCTTTCTAATCATATTTATGATATGCTGTGGGAGCTTAATCACATACTTACGTTCGCCAGATAAATTGGAGAGTGGGCCACCTATAACTTCTATAGTGAGAGGATCGATAAAAGTATACTGCCAAGGAATTTCGCCCTTGGAATAATTAGAAATTTTTATATCAGCAGTCATATCGGGAGAGGCAATTGACCGTTGCATTTCTAATCGCTTTTGTTTGTTTATCTTAGCAGTGCGCATTCTTATGGGAACGTTCGCCTCTCTGAACAATAGGTTACAAAGTCTCTCAGAAACTTCTTTCCCTCTAGCTCGACTAAACCAGTCATTATAGAACTTTTCTACCCGTTTATTCTGATGGACTAGCCGCACGCCTTGGCAAGCAAAATCACCCATAAGGTCAATAGCGTTTCTAATCAATCCTATTCTTCTATAAGCAGATCTGGCAAAAGCGATAATGTCTTTAGACTTTTCTGGTACGGCTTGGTCTGGCCTGAAATAATCGTAATCAGAGCTACGAAGGCCGGGCCTTCCACTAAGAGTACTGGTTAGGTCTGAAAAGTCTCGTGTGCGAGAGCTAAACGAAGCGGTAGCGGATTCTTGGATGGCTTGGGTGTAAATCTCTAGATTAGCCTTTTGCTCGGCCTTAGTGCCGCCCAAGCTTACATAAGCCGGTCCATCTGCGGGGAAAGTTTGTTTAGCGTTGGGAGATGGTTTCTTTTTTGCCACGTCTGTTCCTATAGAAGTAATAGTAATTGAATATGAATCAATACCTATTGATTATTACACCAACCGTCCTAATCTCGTCGGATTCCAAAGCAGGTATTTTTGTTAATATTCGACGCCCACTCTTGCCCAACATACATTTGGTTAGATGGGTTAACATCAAATACGCCGGGAGTGATAACAGTGCCTATATTATTGTAGGATGGTCCGGGGATTTCTCGCTGAGCCTGCCTCGCAAGCATATTGGCAATAACTAAGGCGCTATAGCGGTCCTTGCGCATGCGACCTTTCTTGCCAGTGTCAATTTTGATTTCTGGAGTGTCAAATCTTTCTCTGCCCCCCGGAGTGATAGAAACTACAACCGTGACTAACTCGTCTTTAAGTTCTTCTATTTCCATAACGGCGTCTTCGAGAGTGTCATATAATCTCAAAGCATTGGATTCTCCCACCTTGTCTTTAAGCTGCTTAAACGAGATTTTATCTTTTTCGCTCATCAGGCTTAGGCTCAGGGTGTCAAATCTGGGGAACAACAAGATTTTATCTTCCATATCTTTTCTAAGGCCATGGTTAGCCTGAGAAGTCCAGTCTGCTTTAGCAAAGTTAACCAACTCAATGACATGGTCTCCAGCAAGTCTGTCGGTATCTTGCTCCTTCTTTTCATCAATAATGGGCAATATCGGTCGCTCGCCTTCAAACATTTTGTCATGATCCCGCAGTCCTTCAGCAATTGCATAACCACCCCCTTGAGAGTCTATGCCAATCCGCACACAGGGAAATGTCTTATATAGCTCTCTAATCTTTCTACAACAAAAACTATAATAATCATTCTCATCTGTTAAGCCAATGCGTTTTCGGCTTTGGAAGTCCTTCTTATTCGTTGTCCATGTACACACCACTCTGTGATGCGCGGGATGTATCTCAATAACTACAATTGCAAAGTTATCCTGCTCTGAAGCCGGGTCTATGCCAAAAACATACGTCATCCCCGGCTTACCACGAGTTACCGGATCGAATGGGGAGGGGCACCATGGCGCCCATTCGTGACTAGAACAGTTACGATCATGGGCTACGCATCCTTCTATCAGGCTTCGTTTGAAAAATCCCTGACTATCCGACGTAAAGCAGGCTCCATACTCCATCTGATATATCCCGTTATGCATCGTGGCTCTGGCGCGAGCTACTTGCTGATCGTCCATGAATCCCTCCGGTATTAATTCGTAGGGGATTCTAATGACGGAAAATGATTCCCAATCTAAACGCTGCATATATTCAGGAATTTCATCTATGTCGTCTCCAGCTTGTGCGGCTGCTTTTTTAAAATCCCCCTTCGTCTGTATGGTGGACTTATACTTTTTCCAGTAAGAGGCAAAATGCTCAAATCCATATCCGCAAGTGCCCGATATAATCGACTGGTTAGTCTGTCTATCCTTATAGTCGATTTCCATGCTTTCGTCCCAATCACCAGATTCTTGAAGTTTCTTTCTTCTGGCAGCTTCTTTAACATTTTGAGTTGGGTTTGCAGATACGGCAGCGAAGCCTGCCACAACGGTTTCATAAATCTCTACAGGGATACTATTAAATTCATCAGCTATAATAGTATGAGCACGTAAACCTCTAATTTTGCTACCGTCCCCCAAAGGAACTGCCATGGCCCAGCTATCGTTAAGTCGCATAGTACATCTATCAACGTCTCGTCTGGGGCCGCTACTGTCGGTGCATATACTCCGTAATATGGGAGCATTACGCCAAATTGTATCCATGTATTCAAAAATTACTTTACTCTGTCTAAAGGCGGCACCTACAACAACAATTTTGGTTGCCGGTATGAGAACGCACTTCAATATCGCATAAACACTTAATAAGAAAGACTTGCCGAAACCACGGCTTGCGATATACATGGGAAACGCCCGTATCCAGAGTTCCTGTAAGATAGCAACCTGTTCAGGAAGTAGTTCGACATTCAATAGTCGCTTGACAGTCCATTGAAAATATCGAGGCTGTCGCATTAGTCGAAGAACGCAAAGATGAAGATTGTCCCGATCCTTTTGCGACAGATTAGTCAGAGGGTTCCCAATATCTTTGAGGTCGTCTTGAGTTAAGTCGAGCCAAGCGTGTTCGGGCGCCTCAACGTTGTAAATCATTTACGTGTCTCATAATTCTGAAAGCGATTTCTTCAGCCCTTCTCTTGTCTCCGCAGGCCACGACATGAATTCCGTGCTCTATTTGAGCACTCGCAATGACCCTCATTAGATACTTACCCCGTATGCGTATTTTGGACCATTTATTTTTAGGAATTCCCGATCCTTCAGGGTATTGTTCAATTTGATGCCATCCAAATTCAAAAAGAAGGAAGGCATAAGGAAAAGAAGACATCGCCTTTAGTTGTTGCAAAAATCTTTTTTCCCCACAGTTTCCAGCGAACTCGGAAACAGACTCCTTTCTTTCTATGCATAATATGTGCTCTTTGTCCTTGATGGCATAATCGCCAATATCAACTTTGGCTGTCTCAGTTCCTATGCAATGGGCGTCTTCTTCATACCACCATCCGTGCCCCTTCTTCTCCCTAGTATCACGAATAACAGTAAAGCGTCCCATATTAATCCCTTCGTTGGATATAAACTGGGGTAGACTCACCTACATAAGCGCGCCAAGTGTTAAACTCAAGATATTCAATTGCTTCCTCAGCATCGCAATTACTTTCATGACAAAGCACTTCTATCATTTTATCCATATCATAAACTACCCTGTCGTCATTTGTGACTCCGACGATAGCTTCATCAAAATATTCCTCAGATAAGAATAGCAGTTCTTCCCCATGTTTTTCAGCTAATAGTTCTCTTCTCATTTGCGAGCGTCCCATTCTAGTAGTTTTAAAAAAAATAGTTCATAACCTTCTTCATTACCTTTAATTTTGCGATGACATTCTCGGCAAAGGGTAATGCCGTTGTTGATAGAATATCGTAACGCCGGATGGCTCCCCCACTTCTTAATGTGATGAACCTCTAGTCTCTTTTTTGAACTACATCCGGGCCACCGACATTTATTTTTATCTCGCCTGCGGATATCTTTACGCCATTGAGCGTAAGCCGGGTCATTCCAGTTTCTGCGCTGCATTAATATCGTGACTCACCATAATTTTGACTAATTCTGAAAATGTGATCTTAGGAGTCCACCCAAGTTCTGACTTAGCCCTGAAAGGTAATCCCTGTAGGTATTCAACTTCTGCGGGTCGATAAAATTTGGGATCAACCACTACGTAGCTACTCCAGTCCCATACTTCAATGGCCGAAAATGCCTCGTTGAGAAAATCTCCGATAGAATAGGTTTTCCCGGTAGCAATAACGTAGTCTTGAGGAGAGCTTTTCTGCAACATGGAATGCATTGCCTTCACATAGTCTTCCGCATGCCCCCAGTCTCTTCGAGCTTCTAAGTTGCCCAGACGAAGCTTGGGAAACTGGAAGCCCTGATCTCGGGAGACTCTGCCCGGAATATGTATCTCGTCTATGTCAAAAACTAAATCTTCGTACTTAATATCATGCCTATTAATCCAAACTAGAAATTCCCCAATCCACTTTGTAATTTTTCGAGTAACGAACTCCTCCCCTCTTCGCGGACTCTCATGGTTGAATAAAATTCCACAGCATGCAAAAATATCATAAGCTTCCCTATAGATACGTACAAGATGATGTGCTGCAACTTTAGCTACTGCATAGGGAGATTGCGGCATAAGGGTGGTATCTTCGTCTTGGTATTTACCTGCATAGTTCTCTGTGAAGTTCTTGCCGAACATCTCGCTCGTAGAGGCTTGGTAAAACTTGGTAGATGGGGAAAATCGTCTTATTGCTTCTAAAAAGTGGAGCGGTCCTAATGCATTAACTTGAAAAGTAAAATCAGGTTGTTCAAAAGAGGTTGCCACATGGGACTGGGCAGCAAGGTTGTATATCTCATCCGGCTTATACTTATTCACAATCTCATATACACATCCTGAATCTGCCACTTCTCCTTCAACTATGGAAAAATTAGGATGAATCATCGACTTGCCAAGTCTGTCAGAAGTGTTTGTGCTACTGCGTCTTTTCAGTCCAAGGACTTTGTAGTCCTTGTCTAGCAGAAGCTCAGATAAATAAGAGCCGTCCTGTCCTGTAACTCCAGTTACTAAAGCTGTCTTCATATCTGCTCCTCTTCCTTTAAGGTGTTAGAATTCAATATTGGTTGATCCACTGTCCCGTCCTCATACTCATGGTATTCACCCAACTTACTGACTGCCTTTTCAGCAGCAACCCTGTGAATCTCCATATCGAACCCTTCTTTTTCTCTAACTTGTTTGTCGTCCAATTGACGTAACCAAGAAGTAAAATTGGTCTTGGCGTCATCGGCATTTCTCTTGCGTTGCTCTCTTGTGCCCTTTAGATCCTTGAGTAATCGTTCTTTCTTAGTAAGCAGCTTCTCATGCTCGTTAATATAGGCTGATTTAGAAGACATGGCTGCTCCTAACTGGGTTTGGAAAGAGGCGAGGGCTTGGGTGTCTTGCATGGGCGTGGGTTTTGCCATCTCATCCTCAATCAATTTATTAAGTCTCTCTATATTTGATACAACTTCTTGCCTGTCTTCCATGCCTCGGTTGATAAGCACCTCAGTCCTAATGACCTCAAGAATTTCCATCTCCTCCGTGTGTGTTACATCTTCTGAGAACTGCCTGAAGTAATCAATCCATTGATGTTCAAAAAAAATAAGTTCGTCGTCACTGAATTGCTTCCTGAGTTCCTTGAAGTAGTATCGTCCACGTAGCCTGACCAATAAATGTTCATCATCGGTCATGTTGCGCATTCTAAGGTTTTCCTTGTCTATAAACTTCTGCACTGGCACAACTGTCCGGTTAAGACTGTCGGCAATTTCCTTGAGGGGCATGTCAAAGCAATTTTGTCGAATAAAATTCATATCCGCAACGGAGAGCTTCCCACGCTTTCGCTTACCACGTTTCCGTGTCAATGTCGTTCTCCTTTAGTATGCTCATGATTATCGTAACGATTGCTTCTCTACGGGCCTTGGGAAGCTTTAGGGTATTTACAAATCTTACCCAGTCTTCTCGATATTGGACAGGAATAGACTTGTCTACTAAATTAAAGATGTACTTTCTATCAAGGCTCTCCTCGATGCCCCCTGAACTTTTTACATCTAATTCAAGCTGTGCAGTATTCATAATATTGCGTTTAGAAGTATTTCTCTTTAGCCATCCAGCATATAGGTCGCACTCTTCGTGATTACTGTACTCTTTACAGCCGTACCCTTTGTCATTTGAAAAAGATATATCAAAAAATGGGCAACTGTCACAGGGCTTGTCTGGCCTGCCAAAGTTATTTCGCTTGAAGTTGTAAAGCCGGTTGCGAACATGGGTCCACAAGAAATTCTCAAGCGGCCTTATCCCGTCGTAATTTTCCATGCCCTCCCAAGCAAACAGGCGTGCCTGCTGCCTCATGTCTTCCAAGTCGTGATAGCCAAATTTAAACTTGCCCGCTAATCTGTTGGCAATATTATTGATTATCTGGATTACTTGGGCTTCCGTCATACCCTGTGGAATCACCTTGTCTAATCTCCTGTACCTCGATTTGCTCTATAGATAGCTCAGGGTCTCGAATTAAAATAGCTGCTTCTATATGGAATGCATCCATGCTAATTTCTAAACCTATAATGTCTTCTATCTCTTCTCCCGTATCTGCGTTCACAACCTTGGTGGTTGGGGGGGTGCCTTCAGATAGTATTTTCAGCTTCATCAGTATCTCCTAAAAGTTCTTGCATGTCTTTCTCTTTGGATAGACTGGCCTGTGCCGCAGCCTCTTCGTCCACTCCGCTCGCAGCGACTACCTGCGGTTCCGAGGATGCTATTAACCTTCCGTCAGAATTTTTGAAATATCTCATTAAAATCCTCTCTTGGTAAGACTATAATATATTATATACCCAAATGGCCACTTTATTAATACACAAATGGGCGATCAATGAATATTAAATGGAGTATGGAGGATCGGCAATTTATCAGGGAGAATGCAGCCCACATAAAAGATAAAGACTTGGCTGCGCAGTTAAGCGTTCGAAATGGACGGCATATATCCTTGGGGGCCGTTAGGAAGTTGAGACAAAGATTAGGGATTGTCAAGAAAAGCGGTCGCGGAATATGTGAATTGGAGGAAGGATGAGTCGGTGTGAGTTTAGGGAAAGTAAGATACAAGGAAACGGTGTCTTTGCGGTTGAACCTCTGCCTGCGGGACAAAAACTCTTTGAAACTCACTCGGGGCTTCCCGACGAACGGGAATGGGCCAATCTAGTGCCCAACTGCCTATATAACCACTCATACGCCCCAAACTGCAAGTCGATCACTGGGGAAAAGTTCAAATACTTAGTCACCTTGCGTAATATTGAGACTGGCGAAGAGCTAACCTCGGATTACACAAAAGATCCCGACTTAGAGCAGCCGCAGGACGACTGGGTATAAATAAAAGTGGACATTTCATTTCGGGTGAGTTTAGTTCGTCTGTACCACCTGCGACTTTTCCCTGTTTGATCCGCGTGGTGGTCCAGATTGAAAAAACCCCACCTCATGGTGTGGGGAATACACTATGGTTAGGGTAGGAAATACACTATGGTTAGGGTGAGTGATACACTATGCTTGGTGTTAGACCTACACTATGATATTATTGACATTGAGATTCAATCTCAACTATGATGCATAAGAATATATTGATACGAATGAATAACGCATAAAGATATCTTGATACGTAATGCATAAGAATATCTTGATATGTAATGCATAAGGATATGTTGATATGTAATGGACAATGCATAAGGATATGTTGATATGATACGATAGAATTACTTTGAGATAATTCTCGATTATCTAATGGTAGGCATTGACAATTGACGATACACTTGGTATAATACACGTATAAGAAACAACAAGGAACAAAGGATAACAACAATGACAACTACAATCTTCATCATCGCAATCATCGCCATCATCACCGGGATGATCAGCGACTAACCCACACACACACACACACACACAAGGAAAACACAATGGATACACTACTTGCAATCAGCATGGTAACAACAATGGCAATCGTAGGGCTTTGGCTTTACAGTAGCTTCAAGTGGCAAGGTTGGGGTAAGATCTAATCTGAGAAAGTTTCAGATTGGCCAACGATTGGGCTTGACAAAATCGTGCGAGACTGGGGTATCGAACGTCGTAAGTGCTTTGGTAGTAACGACTTAGCAACTACTTTTGCAAAGTTTGAGAAAGGATGGTAGAAAGGGTGGCGAAGAGAGGTGAAAAATGCCGATAATATATATAGGGAAAGAGAAAAAATGCCTTGTTTGGGGTTGACAAAACGACGCCCACTTGGTATAATACACGTATAAGAAACAACAACAAAGGAAACAAACAAACATGACTACTCTCTTCATCATCGCAATCTTGGCAATCATCACCGGAATGGTGAGTAGCTAACATGGATATTCTACTAGCCATCAGCATGATCTCAACAATGGCAATCGTAGGGCTTTGGCTCTACAGCAGCTTCAAGTGGCAAGGATGGGGTAAGATCTAATCTGAGAAAGTTTTGGAATAGCCCCTGATTGGGCTTGACAATTGACGACTTACTTGGTATAATAGAAGCATACAAAACAACAACAGTTCTTGAAAGGAACAAACAACATGAAGAATAACAAAAACAAAAACACCAACAAGCCGGTTACCAAGCCGGTCAAGAAGCCGGTTATCAAGCCGGAGCCTATGCAATGGAAGCATTACGATTGATCATCGTAACTTGAAGTTGAACAAGTAAACAACAACGCTTGAAGCCTAACAAGTAAACAATGGCGGCTGAAGCCTAACAGCATAACAATGGCGGGACACAATACAACCGTTCTTGAAAGGGACAAACAACATGAAAACACAACACACATTCCAGAAGATGGACTTCGCCCAGTGGTACGACAATCACGACGTGATGCACGCCGTGACCGTTCTCGAAGTGGACAACGACGAGGCTCATCAGGGGCCATTCGCCAATATCCACTACTACACTGGCATCGAGGTGACCGACGTGGTGACCAAGTGGGTTCCGGTTTCGCAGTTGATTCCCATGATTGGGGCTTGACAAAATCGTGCGGGGCCGGGGTATCGCGCGTCGTAAGTACTTGCCCTGTAAGGACTTACAACTACTTTGGGAAAATTTCGAGAAAAGGTGGCGATAGGGGTTGATTTATGCCGATAATATAAGTATAATGGGAGCATACAAAGGAACAACAATGACTACTACTCGCTTCATCACTTACATCTGCTACAGCATCACCTGCCCCGAGGGTATCACTCCAGCGCGATGGAGTGGAATGCTCACTTGGGCACGAACCAACGGCTACATCTAATCTGAGAAAGTTTCGGAATTGTCCCCCATAGGGGTTGACAAAACGGCAACTACTTGGTATAATATACTCATAAGAAACAACAACAACAGGAAACAAACAAACATGACTACTCTCTTCATCATCGCAATCTTGGCAATCATCACCGGAATGGTGAGTAGCTAAGGCCAATGGGATTCTGGAGCCGAGAGGCTAGGGGCTACTGCCCACTGCTATCCCCCCCACACACACACACACACACACACACACACACGCCTTGAAAGGGTAACACACAATGATCAAGATCCAAGACGCAACAGTTGAGACACTCGACGACACACAGGCCCGCCCCGTGGGTAGTACGGTACTGGCCGTGACCATTGGCGACCACGCCTTCCAGATGCTTGTCGATGAGCATGAGTTGCGAGAGGCAATGGCAAGCGCGAATGGTGGCACTAAGCCATGCATGACACCCGCGCCGTAGGATGCCCGTAGTCTAATAGGGGCCGCCAGCTTCCTGAGTCTTGCCTAAGCAAGCTCTCTAGGAGTCTGAGAGGGGCATACCGCACCTGAGCTTTTTGTGCGGAGCGGGGGTTTCGCACGTCGTAACTCCTTGGTGGGTAACGACTTACAACTACTTTTGCAAAATCTGAGAAAGGGTGGTAGAAAGGGTGGCGACGGAGGGTAAAAAATGCCGATAATATATATAGGGAAAGAAAGAAAAGGCCTTGTTTGGGGTTGACAAAACGAGACCTACTTGGTATAATAGGGTTATGAGAAACAAAGAAACAACAATGAAAAACAGAACCAAAGCATTCGTATTCGATTTCGATGACACGCTCGCTCACACAAGTGCAGTTGAACGTGAAGGAACTGAAGATCGATTCGCGGAGTTCAATGATCCTTCAACAATCTTGAACGGAACGCCATTGGAACTGATGACCTTGGCGAAGGAAGTTTACGATGAAGGCCATACGGTTTTCATCTTGACGGCCCGCAACAAGCGTATTGCAAACGCAATTGCTGAGTTCTTGAATGGCTTCGACATTGAAGCACATGAGATTCATTGCATCGGTGAAGACAGTCCAGAACAAGGCAACGTAGGACAAAACGTTGCAAAGGCGAAAAGAACGGTTCTGCTGAGTATCATCGAGAATCACGATGTGGTTTATTTCTTCGATGATGATGAGAAGAACATTGAACTTGCAAGCGAACTTGATTGCAGGGCAAGAAAAGTTTGAGCTTGACAAGCTGAGCCAAACTTGGTATAATACACACATGAGAAACAACGAGAACACAAAGGAAAACGGAATGCTCTTGATCAAAAACGCAACAGTAGAAACACTCGGCCAGAAGCAAGCTCGCCCCGTGACGAATCCCTCTAAGACGGTGTTGAGTGTGACCATTGGTGATCACACATTCGACTGGCTTGTCGATGAGTATGAGTTGATCCAAGCACTGGCAAGCCAATACAATCCCGCACCGTAACACACACATACCTTGAAAGGGTAACACAATGAACGTACTACTTGCAATCAGCATGACAGCGACAATGACAGTGGTAGGGCTTTGGCTTTACAGTAGTTTCAAATGGCAAGGATGGGGCAAGATCTGATGAATGACATGAACGACAGGGACATTCGTATCTGTGACAACAAGGGCTTCCACATGGACCTGCCCAACGGTGTGACGATTTCCGTCCAGCTTGGGCCGGGCAACTACTGCGACAGCGACGTAGGAAATGCCGATTGGAGCGCTCCAAAAAGGGCGATGAACAGTGACACGCATTGGGGTTCTAACACCGCTGAGTGTGCCGCATACGTTACTGGTAGCAATCTGGCGTGGATTGCCGTGCCGGGATATACTGATGTAGGTGGTGACGACGTGTGTGGATACATGAATGTTTCGCAGGTGCTGGACTTCATCAATCGAGCATCGAAACTGACCGGGTTTGCAGCAGAGGCGGAACCGGATTGGGCGGTGTGTCGGGAAAAGGGCGATGGAGGCTCACACAATTGAGTTATCTCATTATTCTGCTGTCCATTATCAACCCCGACGTTCAAGGACTGGATGATCCTAGGCTCCAGAAGCCTATTATAATAATATTCGAAGAGATGGATTTTTTCAAGGAGGAGCCTATGTATTATCTCGCTCCACCTTATAGGGATGAAAAGTTCAAGAACTATGCATAAGAGCTTGACAAAAACGTGCGGTGCCGGGGTTTCGCACGCCGTAAGTCCTTTGGTATCAACGACTTACCAACTACTTTGAGAAAATAAAATTTAGAGTGGCGGCTGGGGTTGACAAATGCCGATAATATAAGTATAATGGGGATATGAAAACAACAACACGAGAGAAACGATGCATGGACATCTTCGAAGCAACCGCACGACAGATCATGAAACAACACGACATCACCACACGCGAGGCGTTGGTTTCGGCAATGCAACAGGTGGGCTATGCTCGCTTCGCGGCAGTCCGAACGGCTGATAAAATCTTTGGCGAAACTGAGAAAGCAGCCTGATTGGGCTTGACAAAACGACAATCGTTTGGTACAATAGACGTATCAAACACCTTGAAAGGGTAAACACAATGACGAATAACAACAACAAAAAATCAATCAACTGCTACTGCGGCAAGTTGAGCGTGGCGACTTTCGTCGCTGGCGTGCAGTGCTTCGAGTGCGAGATGGTGGACAAGAAAGCCGCTGGCTTCGGCTTCCAGAGTACCGCCGTCGCGTGGAAGCAGTACGGCGACAAGGTCACGAGGCAGATTGCCGAGTTCGAGGCTGGCCCGAACTACATCGACCCCAGCCGATACGCTACGACTGACGCTTGACACGCTGCGGCGGATCTGGTACAATACAGACATACGACACGCGCCTTGAAAGGGCAACACATGACGTTTGAAGAAACACGCGACAACACCACGACAATCGAGGCCACCATCATCGAGGCCGACAAGCGGGCACGCGAAGAATCCGCACCGTACCCACCGGCGTACCCGTTCCCGGTGTTCGGGGGTGAACCCGACGACGGGCAAACAAATGGGCGTCGTTTTGGGGAGTTGCCGGAAGTCGCCCGAAAGCGCATTGCCCGCGAGCATGACGAAATCGTCGCCAAGGCACGGCAGGAATCTGAGGAGCGGTACAAGGAACACAACGACGGGGCCAACGGGTACGATGACGACCCGGAAGATCCCGAATACGATCCCATCGGTGACGCCGAAACCGAGTACGATATCGAGTATGATGCCGTAGCGGACGGTTGGGTCTGGTAGAGTGTCTTCCCCAACCCAGCCCTCTAGGCCCTAGAGGGGTTGACAAAAAACGTGCGGGGCCGGGGTTTCGCACGTCGTAAACCCTTTGGTATCAATGACTTAGCAACTACTTTGAGAAAATATAATTTAGGGTGGCGTTTGGGGTTGCAAAATGCCGATAAATATAGTATAATGGGAAACATACAACACAGAACAAACGAAAGAGAAACATGAGTTGGACAACCGCAACCAGAATTAGAAACGAAAAGATTGAACGGGCTGTCGAGTTGGCACAACGGGCCAACATCACCGACGTTGACAAAGCCAGAGCAATCAAAGACAAGTACGTCGCACTGCTCAACGATGATCCCACCAACGAAGTGAATCAAAAGCTTTACAGGTGGTCGCTTCAGATTCTTCTCGGAGCGAGAACGTTGGCCGGTGAGAAAATTTGGGTTTGACAACGCACTCGCTTTTTGGTACAATGTATACAACAAGGGTGACAAGCTCCCCACTCAACGGGGTCGACCCAAGAAAACAGAAAAGGGAAAGCATGAGCTACAGATTTGAGAACACGGTTGGTGGGCAGTTGGTTGCAAAGCTCCGCGAGGAGATGAGCGAGGTACTGGAAGTGCCGAACTCATGGCTACCAGAATCATACCACGCCGCTTCTGGCAAGCGCACGCTGGCGAGTGTAGAGCGTGAGTTTGACAGCCGACAGGCTGACGTGGCAAGTGACCACGAGCTACTCAAGGCAAGCAAGGCCGAGTTGATTGAAGTGTACCGTTCACGAGTGGAGCGGGGAGAGGAGTTGTTTCCAGCATGATGTGGGAAGTGTTCAATCCGAAGGACGGCGTACCTGTGGTGATAACGCGATTCAAGTGGGCTGCTAAGTTCATCGCGTGGGCTAAGGGTCTCGATTATGAAAGACAGGGGGAAGGGTGGGACTGATGTATGAGTTCAAGGTTCAAGCAGCGTACAAAGAAACCCATCCAAAAAAACCGGACACCTATCGGAACATCTGGGTAGACAAGTGGGTAGAGGCTGAAAGCTGGGAAGATGCCGCTTCTATCGTGGTGATGGACGCACCAGCAGACGCGGAATGGTCCTTCCCGATTTCAGTGGTGGACAAGGCGTATCAGATGGGACATTGCTCTGGTGAGCAAGCGAGGGTACACGCCGATTTTATGCTGGGGTTGCGAGACCTTGGCCCGTTTGCAGAGTGGAAACCCGGCGACCCAATTCCGCAACCGGAGTGATTTAGGGGTTGACAAAAACGTGCGGGGCCGGGGTTTCGCACGACGTAACCTCTTGCACCACAACGACTTAGCAACTACTTTTGCAAAACTTGAGAAAGGGTGGCAGAAAGGGTGGCGAAGAGGGGTCGAAAATGCCGATAATATATATAGGGAGAGAGAGAAAAGGAGCCGTTTGGGCTTGACAAAACCACCCGCCGTATGGTATAATAGGGTTATGAGAAACAGAAACAGTACTTCAACAAAGAAAGGGAATTACATGAGTTACACTTTTGAAATCGTAGCCGCAAGGCTTCCCGTTGGTCTGACCAACGAAAAAGACATCATCCGTCAAACTGGTAAGGTTCTCGAAGACATGGGCATGACCTATGTTGAACGAAACTTCCACATGAACGTTGATGCTGACTTCCTGCCGGAAGTCCTCAGCCATTACAACGGTTGATTGTTCCGAACCTTCTAGTGGGTTTGAAACTCAACACTAGAGACAACAATACAATCAAGCCGGTTTAGGGGTTACCGGTTGGGCCAACACCCGAAAGCACTTACGCTCACTCGGTTGGTTACCAACACAAAAGACCCCATAATACACCTTGATGCTGAACAAGTAAACACCAGCCCCTTGAAGCTGAACAAGTAAACAACAGCCAACACAATACAAAACGCCTTGAAAGGGCAAACAACATGACGCACACAATCATCGCAACAAACAGCAAAGGCCAACAACTGAAATCAGGACAATGGTGGGCCATCATCAAGCCCATCCCACACACGCCACAAGTTCAATACGATAGAAACGTGGTTTACCACGTTGGTCAAGAAAAGTACATCCGGCGAATCTGGAACAAGAACTTCGCCAACACTACCTTGAAAGGGTAACACGATGCTGACACGAAAAACCTACGAAGCACAAGCGGCCATCATCAAGAAGCACGTCCCCAAGGCTGGGCGGGATGTCTGCTACGAAATGGCCACGGACCTTGCCGACTACTACGCCAAGGACAACCCGCGATTCGACAGGACGCGATTCTTTGAGGCTTGCGGGTTGGGCGGTCTTCACCTCCGCAGCGTGCCGGTGGAGTACGTGGACGCGGACCAAAGGGTGTAAAGCTCCCCGCTCGGGCCGATTAGGGCTTGACAAAATCGTGCGGGGCCGGGGTTCCGCATGGCGTAACTCTTTACGTAGCAACGGCTTACAACTACTTTTACAAAATCTGAGAAAAGGTGGAGAGAGAGGCCATAAAATGCCGATAATATATATAGGAAGCAAGGAAAAGCCCTAATCGGCCTTGACAAGACGCCACCTATCTGATATAATAGGGGCATGAGAAACAACGAAAAGGAAATGAAAATGGAGTTCAGGGACTATGCAGAAAAGGTTGCAAGCCAGATGAAAAAAGGCTTGTCGAATGAGAACAGCAAGATCTGCGAAATCGGTAGGGTTTTGCGTGAGTTCGGGGAATCGCCATCGGTGGTGAGCTACCACATGAACGTGGACCCTGATTTCATCCCTGACGTTCTTCAGTCGTACAAATATCTCGGCGGTGTTGAAAAGCGGAAACCAGTTTCCTCCAACAATAACTTGAACCCATGGATAAATCATCCCAAAAAAACTTGAGAAAATCCCAGAATTACCCCGTCTTGGGATTGACAAAACGACACCTACTTGGTATAATATAAGTATAAGAAACAAACAATACAACGGAAGAACGGAGAAACGTTTACGGGGTTGAGTAGCGAAAGCGAATGGCATAGCCAACGAACCCAATCGCCTCTGAAGCGGACTGTTGCAACAGTACGACAAGCGAACTAACTTCCTCTTCCAACACACAAGCCGGTTTGAACAGTTCGTAAGAACTCACGCTTCCGGCTGGGCCAACACCCGAAAGTCAATCAAGACTTACTTAAGTTGGTTACCAACACAAAAAGCGTTATAATACAAAGCCGCTCCCTATCAGTGAAGTGAAAGCCTAACTGCCATTGACTGGGTATAAACGCGGCGACGTTCTTTTACAATTGAATAAGTGAAGCCGGTATAGCTCGGTGGCATGAGCATCCTGAAGCCGTCCCAATACAGCGTTGTACAACGTTGGGGATGGGGAACGGGAATATATCTTGGCGGGCCTCGTATCTGTACGGATACGGGGGGTATTGTACAATGCCGTTCACCCCGTTACCATAGCCTCCTCGGAGGTGGTAGGTTCGAATCCCTTTACTCGGCAACCACACAATAACGGGACGGGACAAACACCCTTCCCTTCACCAGAGGTGACAGGCCAATTCACCTGTCTCAAAGAAGCGGGACAACCCTAACGAATCCAACAGCCGCCTCGAAACTCGCTTATCGGTGTTACCCCGTGCCGGTAGGTGTCGTCGAAACGGGGTTCCAATTTTAGACTTGACAAAAACGTGCGGGGCCGGGGTTCCGCACGTCGTAAACCCTTACCAGACGACGACTTACGTCGAGTCTTGCCTATTCTAGGCCAGTAGGGAGTCTTATGATAGTCTATAGCACGCGAGTCACGCGAGCCACGCGCAGCGATTTTTTTGGCATTTTTGTTTTTTTTTGAAAGAAATCGTAACGAAAGCCCTTGACAAATGCCGATAATATATTATAATGGGAAGCGTAACACACACATGAGGAACAGAAAATGATGTACGACCAAGACTTCGAAAACTACCTCGACGAGATGGCCGCAGAACACATCCACGTTGCTGATAGTCTCCACGACCGGGACGAGGAAGATGACGGACAGCCCACGATAAAGCTATGAACCGCAAAAAAGAAAAGATTGTTCTGGAGATCGACACACGGCCTTGGCAGGTTGGCAGGGTTCATTCCGTCAACAAACCGGGTGCTGGCAAGCACAAGGACAGGCGAACCAAGCGGAACCGCACACGGGCAAACCAGAACCGCAACGCGATCAGGGAGTCTATGTAAAATGGTGACTGAGCTATTGACATGGGGCAATTTCTTTGGTATAATGGTAGCATTAGGAGCGGTGTGCTGGCTGGCAGACCGGCTCGGTTGGTGGGAATAGAAAAGGGAAAAAAATGAAACAACTGAAACTTCAAGACATCGTGACGTACAAGGGCAGTCTGCATACCTTCACGGCCCTTGAGAATCTGGGCAACGGGAAGATCCTCGTCGTGCTGACTAATTCAAACGGCAAACAAATCCGGCTGAAGCACACAACCGTCGAATCCCTTATCGAGAAGGGGAAAATTGGATGAAATATATCGACACCGACAAAAGAGTGTACGTCTACTGGAACCTCCACAAGAAGTGCTGGAGTGTAAGACAGGACGGCAAGGTGAAAGGCCATGCAACCAAGCTCGCCCTAAAGGACTGTCGGTTCTTGGTTGGCAAGGCGGGACAGGCACGGGTGCGACGTGAAAAGAAAAAGAACGTCCACGCTGGTGTGTCGGGATATCTGCGCGATGACATTCCGTGGTGGATTGGCAACACTACTTGTTTCGTGATGTATAACCCTTATAAGCACGACACGTTCATTCAGCGGACTGGCGTATGCGACGATCTGCATCCAAGGCCGGTGACAGAATCAAGATTTGTTGAGATGAAAATCAGTATAGATGACAACCCAATAGTGATGGCTATAGATTTCAGTCCCCCAACGAAAAAAATAGGAGACGACCAGTGCGTGACATCTTGCTAGCGACAGCAGCGTGGGGCTATGTAGCCTGTTATGCATTCGAACTATATATGAGATACTTCTCGAATTAGTTCAATAAAAAACGTGCGGAACCCCGGCCCCGCGCGACCTAACCCCTTATGTGGCAAGGGCTTATGACTATTTTGGGTTTTTTTTTATTTTGCCTCATGCGGGGGTTGACAAATGTCGATAATATACTATAATGGGGGATGTAACACGCACGCAAAGGGAAACAATGAAATACTCCAAAGCCAACGCCAAGACTCACGCCATGTCGGAAGTTCCCGAACTGGCCGCATACCTCGATCACAACCGCAAGATATACAGCCTTGACCTGTTGTCGGGCTATTCGTGTCCGTCTGCAAAGGCGTGTCTCTCGAAGGTGGTCGAGGTGGACGGCAAGCGGCGAATCAAGGACGGTCCCGATAATGAGTTTCGGTGTTTCTCGGCATCGCAAGAGGCACAATATCCCAACGTCTACAATGCCCGGAAACACAACTTCGACCTACTTCGGGCTGCTGATGGGGTAGTTGAGAAGGCTAATCTTCTGGACGTGAATATGCCCGACAACCTCGGCATCTGCCGGATTCACGTCGCCGGGGATTTCTTCAATCGTGATTACTTGGAAGCGTGGACGATGGTGGCTCGGCGTAACGAGGACCGATTGTTCTACGCCTATACCAAAAGCCTGAAATACTGGCTCGACATGGTTGACGACATCCCATATAATCTGGTGATGACAGCATCCTACGGTGGACGTGACGACGCACTGATTGCCACCAAAGGTCTACGGTCTGCCACGGTGGTATTCTCGGAAGCGGAAGCGGATCGGCTCGGAGCGGAAATCGACCACGACGATTCCCACGCTGCCCGGCCTAGCTTGCGGAACGATAGTTTTGCTCTGCTGCTGCACGGGACGCAACCGGCGGGGACGGAAGCGGCTGCGGCTCTGAAAGAACTAAAGGGTAAAGGGTCGTACAGCCGATAGGGGTTGACATTCAGTGCATCTGTGGTATAATGGGATGAGTTTCAAGTAACTTGGTATAGGAGGATTGTGATGAAGGGTGTCAGTATTGGTGACAGGGTTCAGTTTATGTACAACGGCAAGATGCGAGCCGGAACTGTCGAGAACGTGTGGGATGAGAGACTTGGCGGTCGGTATCGTGCTGCTGGTTTCTGTCTGGACCACGGAAGTTTTTATAAGTCCTACAAAAAGGGCAAGGCTCAATTCTTAGCAAAAGCTAAGTAGCAGCCGGTGGTGGCTGCCCCGTATTATTATTCCCTTTCTAATCGGGGGCGGTCGCCTGCTGGCGGCGGTTGGGAGATGGCCCGCCGTCGCCAGTTTTTTATGGTGGATGTAGCTCAGTTGGTTAGAGCGCCAGATTGTGGTTCTGGAGGTCGGGAGTTCAAATCTCCTCATTCACCCCTTGTTGTTTTTTTGCTGATTTGGGGTTGACAAAAAAACGCGCGGTGCCGGGGTCTCGCACGTCGCAACCCGTTGTCACACAATGACTTACAGCTATTATGAGAAAACTGTGGAATATACTAAAGGTTGGGGTTGACGTATGCCGATAACACTATATAATGGGGGTGTTGGGGGCGTAACTCAATGGCAGAGTGCCGGATTGTCTATCCGGTGGTTGCGGGTTCAAATCCCGCCGTCCTCGCTTTTGTCTCAGCTATTCTAGCTTCCTGTAGTCTGTAAATAGTCTATAGCACGCGAGTCGCACGCCAGAAGATTTTTTTTAGCTCAAGCTCAGGGTTGACAAACGCCGATAATAGTATATAATAGGGAAGGTAAAACACCCACGAGAGGGGCAACGACGAGATGATTATCAAGACAGAGAGTATTGATTGGGACACCGGCGCCGGTGACGGCGATGACGACATGGATGTTTGGCATTCCCTGCCGCAGCAGGTGACTCTTGAGGTGGAGGATTACGAGGATATAGCAGACGCCCTGTCTGATTCCTTTGGATGGTGCGTCTTTGGTTATACCCTGAGCGAGGAGCCGACATAATGTAAACCGGAGGCACTGCCTATGAACTGGAAGGAATTGTTCAACCTACTTTGGGATCGCGGACTAAATGATCCTGATTTTTTACAGGAACAAGTGTTTGTCTGGGACGTATCGACTGGAGAGTTTTATCCGGCAGATACCCTTGACACAGAAGAATCTGATGGTATAATAGACGCAAACCGTTTGTTTATTTCAATTCGAGAGGACGAAATCTAATGAGTGAAACAAAGACAAGAGTTCATGTGACGTTGGAAGATTTCTTGCGTGTAACGATTGCTGATCGTGAAACGTTCGACAGCATCGACTCGGCTTCGGCTGAGTTGGGAATGACTACGGCCAGCTTCAAGCAACGACTTATCACAAGTCGCAAGCGTTATCCTTCCCTCTACGAAGGCACGGAGCCTTACACAGCCGACGCTCGACGGGTTCCAACCGAAGCGGAAGCTGCCGAACTGCTTGCCTCACTTCTTGGTGATTGGGGCGAGGAGGAAGAGGAGGAAGAGGAGGACATGGGAGGTGACAGTGAGTGATAGGATACATATTGCTGACAATCATTATCGGGACGCTTACAGCAATGTGGATTCTATGTGACGATTGACGCGGGGTAGCTCCCCGCTTGGGGTGGTGACTGAATAATCTCCGGTTATGGAGAGATAAGGTGTGTCCCCTAGTTCGATGGCCGAATGGTTGAGAACTATATAAAGACAGCAGGGAAACTGACTACCATATCTGAGTACCTTGCGGGTAAAAACTAAGCCCCGCCCACCCATCTTACAAAGCCGGTTGGCCCTGAGGGGCTAGCCGGTTTTTTTTATTTTAGGGGTTGACAAAAAACGCGCGGCGCCGGGGTCTCGCACGTCGCAACCCGTTACCCCGTAAAGACTTACGACTATTTAGGTATTTTTCAAAAAAAGGTAAAGGCTGGGGTTGTATTTTGTCGATAATAGTATATAATGGGGGACATACAGAACACAACAAAGGGAGAAACAAATGACCATCGCTCAAGTATCTGCTGAATGCTTCCTCGCTACTACTGACAAGGCTTTTCGGCAAAAGCCGTGTGAGTTCACCGCTGAGACTTTGGTGTCTATGGTGGAAGAACAACCAGTCCTGACCGAAGGACTGATGCGTCTCACTGCGGACCTGTCTGAAGTCGTAGAACCTGCCGATAGGGAAGCACAGGTGATGACCTTCACGATGGTGGCTTCGGTAATCTGCCTGATGTGGAAGGCTATCAAGGCTCAAGACGAAGCGAACGAACTCGAAGAAATGATAGGATAAGGGTGAACGATGAACCTCGATGAACTTTTCAAGATTGCTGGACGTTTCCCGATGGCGGAAATACAAGAGGACTTGACTGGGCAGGTTATCATATACACAGGGTTGATGTATGACGCCCCGCTGGGATATAACGGTTTCGGACCACAAAACATTCCGGCTAAGCACAGGCAACACGTAGAACTTAGGGAGATGACTCATGAAGACATTGAGTAAAGGCGACGAGTTCAAGCGAATGAAAGATTCCACAGTAGCCCACCGCAAGGCAATTAGGAAACTAGTCGATAGTGGCTGGGCCTACTGTGATAAAACAACTTGGAGGGAAATGCGAGATGCGAAAAAAGATTGATGCGGACACCCTGTTTACATTTGTGTTCATCACATTCTGGACCCTTATAATCGTCGCAACAAGATAAAAGGGCGGCGCCCCCGTCCCGCACGTTTTCTGTCAAGCCCAAAGTAGCTCGTTGACTATTCCCAACCACAAAAGTGGTTTTTAGCTCAAGTTCAGGGGTTGACAATGCCGATAAATATAGTATAATGAGAGCTATGTCAAACCAATCCCCAATCGAAAGACGATGCCGTTCCTGCAAGTCATACATCACAGTGATGGTAGACCCAGAAGATCTAAAGCGGTGGGAGGGGGGAGAGCTTATCCAGAACGCAATGCCATACGTCTCGGCAGGCGACCGTGAGTTGATGATAAGCGGAACGTGTGGTCCGTGTTTCGAAGAGATGTTCGGAGACGAAAATTAGTTTTTGGGGGTTGACAAAGGAGTGTTGTCGTGTATAATGGAAGCATCGAACCGATCAGCGATCAGTTCCCAATTTTTCCTGAAGGTTTTTTCCACGAAAGGAAAAGCAAAATGAAGATCGAGAAGAAGGTTACACTGAAGCCGACCGAGTGCAGTATGCATATCTCAAATTGGGGGAGGAATGCAATCTTCACAATGACAGAAACGAATGGCGACAATGAAAACATTGTTGATCTGGAGGTGAGTTTGCCACTTCTAAGAGAGTTGCAAGAAAAAATCAATAGCGAAGTCGAGGAGTACGACGCTAAACAAGAGGAAATCCGAAACGAGAAGGAGGCTGTCTAATGAAGGCTGTAAAATCAAACCTGTTCCAAAAGGTGCGAGTGGTTACGAATACGGATCGATCTGATCGTCCCCAATGGGCAAAGATCGTGGTTGATGGAAAGGTCGCCCACACCGGGCAACACAAGTACATCAAGAGCGTTGCGAAAGCAAAGTACAATCTTCTCGCGAAGATCTGAACGCTCCCTTTCGTGAGGGCCGGGGCGGTGGCTTTTTCTGCCGCCCCGCGCCTTTACCATACAAACAACATAGTAGCCCAATAAAAGCCTTCTTTGCACAACCGGCGAATCAAACGATTCAACGAACGTGACAGCATCGGTAAGACGATGTAGGGTTCAGGTGGGTATGGCTTCCCATCCTGCTATGTTTTTGCCGGTTAGTCCTTCGGGGCTAGCCGGTTTTTTTATTTTAGGGGTTGACAAAAAACGTGCGGAACCCCGGCGGCGCACGCCCTAAACCCTTTCACAGCAACAACTTATGACTATTTCTTTTTTTTGGAAAAAAACCTCATGCCTAGCCCTTGACTTTGTCGATATATATAGTATAATGGGGGGGTTCACAAGTGAAGGAGAGACTCATGAGGAAACGCGACGACTTCGACAAGCTATCGGATTGGCTCGAACAGAACGTGTGCTTTGAGCCGGAAAAGCCCAAGACAACATTGTGGGCGACCTGCAACCGGTGCAAGGATCAGGTTGAAATGGAGGTCCACGCAGAGGATTACCAAGCGTGGGAAGATGGCGAACTGATCCAGAACGCTATGCCGTACCTGTCCGCAGATGAACGCGAAGTGCTTATCTCGGGAACGTGTGGTCCGTGTTTCGAGCAGATGTTCGGGGAAGGTGAAGACGACGAATACGGCGACGACGACTTGACATCTGAAAAAGATGTGATATAATGAATGAAGTTTCCACAACTTGTTATTTTCGGAAGGATGTTTGCAATGGCTCATGAAGTTGAGAAAATGGTGTTCGCTGGTGAGACGCCTTGGCACGGACTTGGAACTCAGATTGACGAGGCGACAGGATTCTGGGACGCTTTCAATCAAGCGGGTTTGAATTGGGAAGTAGAGACGGAACCGCTTTTCCGTGAGAACGGTGAGAAGGTGAAGGCTCAGGCATCCGTGCGGCAATCGGATGATCGAGTGTTGGGCATTGTTGGCCCACGCTGGACACCGTTGCAGAACAAGCACGCTTTCGAGGTGTTCGAGCCGATGGTTGATTCTGGCGACCTCATCCTGCACACCGCTGGATCTCTGCGAGGCGGTGAGCGTGTTTGGGTTCTCTGCCAGTTGGGATTGGATCATACCGAAATCGTGCCGGGGGACGAGATCGCCAAGTTTGCGTTGCTCTCCAATGGGCATGACGGCAAGCTAGCGGTCCACTTCGGATTTACGCCGATTCGCGTTGTGTGTGCGAACACGGAAGCACTCGCTAGGGACTGCACGGCCTCTAAGATGATCCGGGTTCGCCATCACAGGTTCGTAAAAAACAACGTCGAAAAGTTGCGTGACGTTATGAATCTGGCGAATCAAGAGTTCGAGACGACTGCCGAGGAATACAGATTCCTTGCCTCTCGCTCGATCAACACTGAAGACCTGAACAAGTATGTTCGGATCGTCCTCGGTGTTCATGACAAGCCGGTCGATGACCTTTCCACCCGTTCAAAGAACATCATCACAACTATTGAGGAGTTGTTCGAAACGGGCAAAGGAAACGATCTGCCGGGAGTGGCTGGGACATACTGGGCAGCGTATAACGCTGTGACTGAATATCTCAACTACTCCAAAGGCCGAACGACTGCGAACCGAATGGACTCGCTGTGGTTTGGTCAGAATGGGAACATGAGCCAACGCGCTCTTGAGAGTGCCGTGATTCTCGCGGCCTAGCAAGCAAAAAAGTTCCCTTCGTGTGACTCCGCATCCCTTGATCGTCAGGGGGTGCGGGGTTTTTTTATTTTAGGGGTTGACAAAAAAACGTGCGGGGCCGGGGTATCGTATACATGCGGAACCCCGGCGCCGCACGTCCTAAGTTGTTGGTATGTAAAGGTTTACAAAGATTTTCTCAAGTTTGGGGGTTGACATAGCCGATGTGTATTGTATAATGACGTAAGGTGTGTATAGGCAACGACTTACGAAACAAAATAGAAAAAGGAGGAGATGAGATTGAGTCTCAATACCAAAGATTTCAAACGTGGAGTCCTCCCCTTTGTAGCTCTTTGTAGTAGTCTAAGCATTGTCTGTAGCACGCGAGTTTTTTAATAATTAAGTAGTCTACAACATTTCAAAGGCACGCGAGTTTTTGTCTCGGCCTTTCTAGCCCACTGTAGTCTAAGATAGTCAATAGCACGCGAGTTTTTTAAAAGGAGTGATCACATGGTGATGCACCAAACGTTACAGACGGCGGCAAAGAGTAAGGTACAGAAGAAAGGTCAAATTAGCTCAGACTTGCAAAATGATCTAGTGTGCCAAGAAGTGTTAAAGAAATTAGGGAAAGTCAGTAGTCTACACGGTATCGTGGCATACAATGTTTACGATAATAAATGGCGCGTTAATGTCTGGGTAGAAGACTGGTCAAGGCCAGAGTCATTAAGTCCAAGTTATAAAATCAAATACAGTTTTTTCTGTACTGTACAGGACAATTGTATTTCTCACTCCAATCCGGAAATTTTACCAAAAGATTAGGAGTTAGGGGTATAATACTATATAGAGTCTATTTCGAAACGATAGGGGGTGACTATGTTTAGACATTATTGTTGTGTCGTGGCGTTTCTGTTAGGTGGGTTGGTAAGCTATTGTTTTATTAGCTGCCCATACTTCAGTAGTAGTCCAGTTTGCGCGTGTGAAGCGGATTGCAGTTGCTGCGATGGTTGTTCATGTAAACATGGAGATTGAAAAATGTTAAATAAAGTAAAGAGTCTTATTGGGTCTAGAAGGTTTTGGGTGGCTGTAGGTGGCGTTCTTTTTGTTGTGTTTGATGGACTTGGTGTTGGACTCAGCGCTGAGCAGATTAACCACGTCGTGTTGGTTGCTGGTGCTTGGATTGTTGGTGACTCGCTTCGGGCTAGTTAAAGAAAGCTATCTCTAGCATCTTTTCTTAGGTCAGGTGGGTAAATTCTCAAAGAAATGAGCAGAATTAAACTAGCAGTCAAATAAAGCGGGGTGGCTAAACAAATTCGCAGTCTTCGTAACATTGTCTCATCCTTTATAGGCTTGTAATAGTCTAAGATAGTCAATAGCACGCGAGTTTAAAAAATCCCACCAACCACCCCGCTAGACTGTTTAGTCTGCGGCAACTTCTAAAACTCCCCAATTCTACAGGGCAATTGTAAAATCAAGAGCATTGCCCGTAACTAGGTTACCTACTCTTATAGGGGAGTAACGTACTATATTAACAGAATCTCTACAGATTTATAATTCCTTTGAATTTGAGCCACATATTATGCTTAAGCACTGGACTCCCGCTATTAAGGTCCACATTGTTATCTGTTGTGGGAAATCGAATTTACTGTAGTTGAATACGAACGTACCAACACAGAAGTAGAACATAAACACATAGAAGAATGCTGATATTGATTTCATCCACGACTCAAGCAGAAGAAGATTAATCCTATACGCTTTGTACTTAAGTATACAACCGGCGAAATGGATTTCAGGAAACAAAATGTGGAGAATCTTAAAAAATTTTCAATAATCAGCAGCTTTTTGACAATTTTGGGCTTTTTCTTTTTTGTTCCTTGCTTATCCTTGTTCTGGACTTATAATATATGAGGGTTCTGCCCCCAACATCATGTGAAATTTACTGCAATTTCGCGGAATGTAAACCAAAAATCAGCAAAAAAACTAAAAAAGTCACTTATTGCGGGGTACAGAGGTGCAAATCATATCACTGGAACAACTTTATCTTTGCATCATCATATTGTCTGGTATCACTGTACTACTAATGCTTGTGCAATTCATAGTGCTTTTAGTATCTAGTTGTCTTAATACGAGAAGTAACAAGAAGAAAAGAGAAACAAAACCTACAAAAACTCCAGTCCAAGATATTCCTCAAGCAGCGTCTTCTTTTTGGGGCAACAGGTTCAATAAGCGTAATTGAATATTAATTGACCCTAATTGACAAGAATTGAATTAAAATGATATGGGTCAACGAAGCTAAGAAGTATCTGACAGACTTTTGCTCTGAAGATGCACGAATTCGTATAGAGAATACTGCATATAAAGATAAGTACGTATGTCTAGAGTGTGAAGTCGTAGATAATTCTGGCAGTAGGAATATTGTCTTTATTGTAGAGTTTAACGACTGGGGAGAACTTAAACAGTTCCGCTCCTACACAATGGCCTAAAACATAATGTCAAGATTCTACATATGGGGGAATAAGATGCCGAAAAGCAAATTGGAAAAGTGGCTTGATTGCCATAATCACAAGATGGAACTCATGAGAACCTTATTCTCCTTTGTAGCTGCAAGCACTGGCATATTAGTTCTATTCAAAGTTTTTAATTTACTGGGTTTGTAAAGATGAACACAACAAAAAAAGTGTATGACATATTTGGTTCCTTGTACTCTTGTTATTTTTATGATAACGGTTACGATCAAGGAGTAACTATTTTTGGAGAAGACGGTGAAATGGCTTTTAAGTTCAATGAGCCAATAGACGAGTCTAAGGTTCACCTACTTCTTAAAGGCTATCACATAGGTTCTAACAAAGTAATTTCAAGGTAAAAGGACAAATAATGCCATCGGAAAATCAAAACCCTTATTCATCGCTTATTTCCAAGGCAGAAGAACTCTCTGCTGATTCAGCTACCCCAAAAACTGTTACCGTTCTTGGAGCAGGTGCTATGGGTAAAGGAATCGCTTGTGTTTTAGCCCAGAAAGCGTCTATCAACGTAAATCTATACGACATTGATACTGAGCAATTCAAGTCAGTCAAGAATATTCCTCTAATCAACACCACAACCGACTTGTCAGAGGCGATTGAATCTTCCGATCTCGTTATAGAGGCAATTCCAGAAGTCCTCTCGTTAAAGAGAGAGGTTGTCTCCAAGTGTGTAGATCAGTTTGTTGCTACAAACACTTCAACATTTAAAGTAGAAGACATATCATCCAGAAGCAACTTTGGAGGAATGCACTTCTTTAATCCTGTATCTAAAATGCCTCTCGTTGAGGTAGTTTCAGGACCATCTACCTCAGAAGAAACTATAGCTGTACTATGCAAGACATCCTTAGCTATGGGAAAGATACCTTTAGTCTGCAATGATTGTAGCGGCTTTGTAGTTAATCGTATGTTGATGCCTTACTTGATCGAGTTTGACAAAATGGCTTCAGAAGGTCATAATTTTGTTCACATTGATGCAGTTATGAGAAATCATGGTTGGCCTATGGGTCCAGCAGAACTATGTGACTTAGTTGGACTCGATGTTATCTATCACGGTTCTAAAAGCATGGAACAGGCATACCACCACATTAGTGTTTCTGAAGAAAGTAGATGTTACGACCTATACAAGAACAAAAATTTAGGCCAAAAGACGCACGGAGGCTTCTATAGCTACGATGATGTCACTGGCAAGAAAATTCTCGTTGGGCCTCTCGCTAAAACGGGATATATTAAGGCATCTCCTGTTGAAATAAAAGACAGGCTGATATCGCCCATGCTTAACGAAGCCACTAGACTTCTTAATGAGAACATAGTTGAAAGCCCTTCTGAAATAAACGCAGCGTTGACGCTGGGGGCTGGACTACCACCATTTGCAGAAAGTTTATTCCAAGCTCATGTTTAACAATAAGGGGGCGACTGGATTCGATTGGTAGTGAAAGTATTAGTTGCATTGACTGGTTGATCGGTGGGCCAGTATAAAAGCCGATTACATATTAATTGCCGAAAAGCAATTTGCGTTAGCTGCCTAGTGTAGCTTGGGGCTGACTTGAGCCTTATTAACCAATCAAGTCAAAAAGGGTTTTTGACGTATTTCCTTAAAAAATGCAGTCTAGGTTGAGTATGTGCCATCTGAACATACCATCCGAACTAACCAGATTAGCCTTGTTTGTTGTGCGAATACAATAAACTAACAATGTAGAAGCTAATGTGGAAACTATACAAGACGGGGGTTCGATTCCCCCCGCCTCCACTTTTAATTGTCCTAGTGAGATAGCTATGAGATGTATTGGCAGGTCTGTGGAGATTGCTAACTCCCTTTTCCCACAGACTTACGAAGAAAGAAATGGCTACAGAACGTACCACTTTGCGTTTGGGTGGTGTAAAAATACCCTTTTAGCTATTGGTCAAAACAGACCTAACGCTCCCAGTAGTCGTGCTTTAAAGTTTGCGAAAAAATTTAATAACGCGCAAACTATTAAATATCCATTTCTTCACGCAGAAGTGGATTTGATAAGCAGGTTATGGGGACGATTTTACATAAATAGCAAGTTAAAAGTGGTAGTCATAAGACTCAATAGATTTGGTGAATTACAGAACAGTAAACCCTGTGCAAATTGCTCTAGCATCCTAAACGCTTTAGACGTAAATAGAGTGTGGTGGTCTACTAGAAAGGGAAAAATTAAGGGGTCAAACCCATGGTAGAACAAGTTGTAAAAGAAGATTATAAGTTCGGCTTTCACGATAATCATGTTAATATTGAAAAGTTCGACAAAGGACTTAGTGCCGACGTAGTTAGGCGCATCTCTGATATTAAAGGAGAGCCAAAGTGGATGTTGGAAAAAAGGTTGGAGGCACTGGAGATATTTAACCAAAAACCTATGCCAACATGGGGAGGAGACTTGAGCGGCATAAACTTCGATGACATCATCTACTATGTAAGACCTTCGGAGAAGCAGGAACAAAGCTGGGATGATGTACCTGATGAAATTCGTGAGACGTATGATAAGTTGGGAATCCCTGAAGCTGAAAAGAAATATCTAGCTGGAGTCAAAGCCCAATACGAAAGCGAAGTTATATATGGAAGCCTAGAAGAAGGACTCGCAAAACAGGGGGTTGTGTTCCTTAGCACTGATGAGGCACTCAAAGAGCATCCCGATATTATGAAGGAATATTTTGGGAAAATAATACCTTCTGCTGACAATAAGTTTGCTGCTCTCAATACCGCAGTATGGTCTGGTGGAAGTTTTATCTATATACCAAAAGGGGTTACTGTAGAATTTCCTTTACAGGCTTACTTCCGTATCAACTCTGAAAGCATGGGGCAATTTGAACGAACTCTCATTATTTGTGATGAAGGCTCTCAAGTTCATTATGTGGAAGGATGTACCGCGCCAATCTGGACTCGCGATTCACTTCACTCTGCTGTAGTAGAGATAGTAGTTAAAAAAGATGCCCGTTGTCGTTACACAACCATACAAAACTGGTCAAACAACGTATATAACCTTGTAACTAAAAGGGCTATGGCTTACGAGAACAGCCTGATGGAATGGATAGACGGCAATCTAGGCTCTAAGCTAACTATGAAGTATCCTGCTATCTGGTTAATGGAAGAAAGAGCGAGAGGGGAAGTCCTTAGTATAGCCTTTGCAGCTAAAGGCCAGCATCAAGACGCTGGTGCAAAAGTAGTCCATTGCGCCCCAAACACATCCAGCAGGATTATTTCTAAATCTATATCCAAGGACGGAGGCAGGTCTTCCTACAGAGGTCTTTGCAAGGTAGTGAAAGGGGCTACAGGTTGTCGGTCCAACGTCATTTGCGATGCCCTGATACTTGACCCTGATAGCCGTTCTGACACATACCCTTACATAGAAATAGACGAAGACGATGTTACAATAGAGCATGAGGCTTCTGTTAGCAAGATAGCAGAAGAACAACTGTTCTATCTAATGTCTAGGGGGATGTCGGAATCGGAGGCTGCCACGATGATTGTCAGCGGATTCATTGAGCCACTAACGAAGGCTCTTCCTATGGAATACAGTGTGGAAATGAACAGGCTTATAGAAATGCAAATGGAAGGGTCTGTGGGATAAGTCTACATCCAAAGGACGCCCACGACACCAGAACCAATAGAACTAACAGCTGCCCTTTTACATTTGTTAACGCAAGGAGCTATGCCAGTGAACCTAGTGTCATATTTGCTAAAGACTGTTCCTGTTTCTGGGAGCGACGACGAATAGGTATTGATTTGGTAATTGGACCCTAATTGGTCGTCAGTTCGCGGCGCGCCAACAAGTATTCCTCCGTTGTCAATTGCGTTCGCAGCAATACATTTTGCTATAATATCATTCGCCATATGATTTCCTTTTAAAAGTGTCACCTAAATGGAAATACACCAAAATTGGATTAAAGGGATTGACATTCGCTTGCCGATGATTATAATGGGGTTCAGGAGTCCCGATGCACGACAGGAGAATGGATTATGGACACTTTAGAGAACCAGATGAGCTTTTGGAAAGAAAAAAGGAAGAAGGTATACAAGATTCCCTGTGGTTGGGAAGTCTATGGGCATATTGAGGTTTCTGCTGTAAGTCTTGATGAAGCAATTAAAAAGGTGAAGGCAGATGATTACTTTCCCCTTCCCAATCGTACTGTCTTTGGAAAGGTTAAGGGGGATTCGCCACACATGGCAAGATTTAACTATGTTGAGGGTACTTTTGAAGTTGACGATGCCATTGTAGAGGATATGAATGATGAAAAAGGAGACAAGCATGACTAAGGCTAACGCAGTTGATAGATATGTTAAGATTGTTCGCAGAAGCGACAGCAACGGAGGTCACTATTTCAACACGGTTCTCTTTAGTGAGAACCCAGATGAGAACGCAATGTTTAGAACTCATAAGCAATTCCATTTGCAATACGAGACAGGCAGTAGGCCCAGAGCAGAAATGTATGCTCACAAGCTGGCAAAATGCCTTGATTGCAGGGTGGTACAATGACACCGGAAGACCTTGAGAAACTTACAGAAGAAATAGGAGACACTCTCTCTTTTCTTATAGATTTAAACATAGTGGAAACTACTTCCATAGACGAAGATGGTAATTTTTGCTATGGTTTGACAGAATACGGGAGAGAAGTTGGAGAAGAAGTTACAAGGCTAGGATTAGGAGATGAAGATGAGTAACTTAACAAGTGAACAAGTTGATGCTATTACTAACGCATGGTTAGACTTATCAGCTACAAGCG